AAAGAACAATAAGACTAAATGTATATGTGTCATATGGACAAATGTGAAGGCTTATTAACAAGCGCTTGGTCAGTCCTGGTCTGCGCAGGTGCAGTGAGGTCAGAGAGGGTAGAGAGAGCTTAATGTTGGTTTTTCTTACATAGGTTAAACATCGTGGTGCTACAGTCGCAAAAAATGAGCTCCCCTCATCCATTCGTGCAGGGGAAATGAGGCAATTACATGAGGAGGTGTCCTCGGAGTCATTTTTGCAGGAAGATGAATGATCCAGTGGCATGCACTGGGAGCGGATACCCCTAGATTTTGCTCCAGTTGAGATCCGTGGGGTGCTGGCCCCCATGTTATGTCAATTCTTTGGACCGCTCCATCTGTCAAACCTAGAAAAGAAACTTTTCTAGACAGAAGTGAGGCCATTTTCATGATCCGTTTAGCCCATTTGTTGCTTGAGGAGAAGCTTCCCACCCTTCTTTGGAAAAAATTCCCCCTTGAGCAATAACCTTCTCGTCCTGGCACTAAGGCCTCTGAGGCAATGATAAACCCCCAGTTCCCCTTGACTGTTTGGTATCCAATAAGCCAGCCTTCCAACATGGTTTTCAAAGATCGTTCTACTAAATCTGGGCTGGCCAGCATGACCACAATGGCCATACACCATACACTGATAATATTCCATGCCTTGTCAGTATCTACGTGCTCAGAGATCTTGATACTGATCAATTTGTGGCTAACAACTGCTTTTGGATTCAGGAGTTTGCCTGAGTACTGGAACAGTTTTTCAAAGACTCTGTAAAGGTCTAGTGTGTTGTGGGTGGAGACCAGATTCGCCCGCTTAAGCAAGGCAAGAAGTTCCCTCTCAAGTGCATGGGTGTGTATCTCAGTCCTCAAGACAGCACTGTACTGTCTTGATGATGCCAAGTTTGCCCGGGGGAGAGTGTCCTGCTCCATCCTTCTCCGTAGATCAGATATGTGGTCCAGCAATACTTTGGTGGGTGTCACTTGACACACTCTCATACCAGTGTCAAGGAGGTGGTCATCAGTCTGTTGATGATGTAGAGGCCCAACTGCTAGAATATAGCATTCTGTGGATTTACTTGATGTGAACTCCGATCGCCACAAAGAAACCTTTGCAAAATATTGACTGATAGTTAAAAGGCCAGCAGCCAATGCATATCTGTTGGAGGCATAGTACTTCACACATGCAGCTCCGTTAGGACTCATGATGTGACTAATCCGACAGACATTGTTAGCCAACTTCAACCCTGGATCGGGATCAGTCCAACCGCCCCCCTCCATGTCTGATACAACTAAGTCCAATAGATTCCCGCCTAATACACTGGACACTTGGTCAACTAGTAGTGGATCAGTCAAGTCGGTAACACCTTCAACTGAGTCTTGGAATCCAATCAACCGCCTTGTCCATCCTGTGTGACCATCAAAGCTTGCAGGACTGAACTCTCCCAGAATCTGCGGCACTATATCATGGAAGGACACCAAAGTGTTGTAGTAAACCCTTGCATCGGGGTACAAGCGGAGAAGTGTTAATGTGTTGCCTCCAGTGCCATCTCCCCCTGACAAAGCGTACAACACTCGTCGGGTCAACAGTTGCGATGCATGAAGAACAGAGGTAATTTTGTAGTGAGCTGTTGAATCAAGTGGATCTGGGCGATAAAAGTGAGAGTAATACTCTACAGGGACCGGTGGAATGCTTTCTTCTGGGATTCTCCACAGCTCGTAGGGGTCATAATCTCTCTCTCTCTCAAGGTCCCACAGTAGATAGGCAGCTTTAGGTAGCATAGCGAGTTGTGGTTGCGTCAGTGTCCGTACAGGGGCCTGGACACACCGGTCTTTGTTGGTGGGACCTTTATAACTTTTCTGTAGGTAATCTGCACTGGCTCCGGAATACTGCAGGGGCAGGCGATTAATAACCTCAACCAGTTTTCTCTGTACAGCTCCACTCAAGGCTGGTTGGAGTGATTGGTCAGAAGGATTCAAAACAGTTGCCTTGACTGCGTTAATGATATCAGTTTTTTCAGATTGCTCTTGAGCTTTGGTCTCTCTGATAGCTAAGATCAATGCTCTGTAGTGGCGTTCCGTCAAAGTCTCATGAGGGGATATCAGAGCATGATATGTTATAGCAAGGCTTAAAGAGTCGTAGGGATTATCAATCCCACCCCAGATAATCTTGAACCCAGATGCCCATTGTCTCATAACTCCTTCTAGTCGCATCAGTATGACAGCCTGAATGGCTGCCAGAGTGGCTTTTTGGACTGCTCTGTTGGTAGGTGGGGCAGATGAAGGAGACTTGATTCCGTACAAAGATGTTGATAGTCTCAATCGGGAGTAAGAATCATAAAAGATGATCCCAAGGGGGGACAGATAGCTGAGCTGTGTCTCAGTCAACCAATTGAAGAAATTCCCGACTACCGAGTCATCTATGTCAGCCCAAGCAAGAGGTTTTCTCTTGCTTAAGTAGACAATGAGCAAGATAGAGCAGCACGCCTCAAGCAGTTTGAGTGAGTCCATACTCATTCCCCACACAAGTGGAGCTGTCAGGGAGGATCCAGTCCCCAGTTCATATTCTAGCTCATCACGGATTGACAAAGCTCGCTTTACAAGTTCCAGAGCCACCCCGAAGTGCATTAGCTCATGGGAGTACTCTGCTACCGTTTCAAACTTGTGAGGGGTTGTCAATCCAGCAATTTGCTCCTTTGGGACCCAGAGTAGAGGATTGTCTCGGAGGCTGGGAAATTCTATTAAGTCCAGCAAGGGATCCCCCTTAATGTCCTCGTCATACACTTTGACTACACACTCAGGGCAACTCAAGTGGGCATGCAAGGCACAATGGTGTTGTGTCACTAAGTGGTAGTTCAACATGATGGAGAAGAGTCCTTGAAGGTAGCACAGGCTTGCCTGATAGTGAAGAGTGACATTCTCTGACCCTTTTGAGTAACGAGAAAGCGTAGTTGTCACTAGGTGGAGGAATGTGCCGGCGTTGTACTTCGTCATGTTGAAGCCCCCATGTTTCAGTGCAGAATCATGGTATCTGTGATCTGCTGACCCAGTCTTGGACACAGTGGGAGTTTCAAAGATTTCAGGGTTCATGTCAGTCATGGATTGCACGAGACGCCTCAAAAGCCGTCCTAATGGGTCATCAGGAGAGACGAACCAGTTATTTGCTCGAAGGAGGGAAAGGGCTCTCTTCAATAATGGTGTAGTGTTGATCAATTTCATTCCTACTGGGGCCTTCACCTTTTCTGTAGTGGAGCTGCCCAGATAGGGGACTGAATCTCCTATCCTGGTRAGGTAACTGGTGGGATGCTGGCGGAGGTCATCTGAGATCTTGGCGACAATGTAATTGGATCTGCTGGTGTCGTCGGTATTGCAGGTGGCGCATCCTAGCTCAGTCCGAACTGTTACATCGAAGATCTCAAGGGGGTGAGGGGTCGTGACTCCAGCCATTACGTCTTTTTTCCATCCTGTTCTCCTGAGCCAATCTGCATGTTTAGCACTGCATGTGGGCATTATTAGATGTGTATCCCCTTTTCCGAGTTTGTAGATGACAGAGTTGAAGTATCGTTTCTCCGCTTGTCGTATTTTTGGCACCAACGGGGTGACGGAAGATGTCCGGGCCACCTCCATGGAGGTACTCGTCTTGGCAATTTTGTCAATAAATGACTTTGCGTACCCTCCTACTGTGGCATCGCGTATATCATGCATTAAGCGGGGCCAGTATATATCCCCCTTGGCCAACAGGATATCGATCGGTGCCTGGGAAGTGAAGGCGTATGTCATCATGTCTTTGAAGCTCTGGTTTTGGATGAACTCAGTGTGTTGCATCCAGTCCTCCACCTGCTTCCTGATCACACCGGCACCATTTGTTGGCATCAAGGCGTTGACGGAAATCGGGTCCTCAAGCAGCATGGACGCATTGATGTCAGGTGAAAACTCTGGCCAAACTATGGCACAACATACTCGTTTCAGTATATCAGGGCAGCAAGGGAGTAGAAACAATTTCTTAAGCAGTGAAATCCACTGAGATACAGGATCAGGAAATCCTCTGTTCATGAAGTCAAGCAGGCTCTGGACAGGATATCCTCCTAAGACTTTGGGGAAAAGTAAGATCCATAGCGGTATCTCTGCCTGATGGTTTTGGAAGAGTTTTTCTACGTCTTTCACCGGTAGTCTTCTGGTTATCTTTGTGCTGGTTAGCACAACAGACCAAACAGACCCCTCCATGACACTTAGTTTCATTAATCCGTCACCAATCAAAGGGGAGTAAGCCATGTGTGATCGAATACAGTGGATGGCCTGAATCACCCCGATTATGAAGGCATGAAGAGGACTGATATCACTCAATGCAGCAGAGTTCCCATTACAGAAAATGGTGGACAAGGCATTCTCCAACGATGGATAGAGCTCATTGGCTAGGGGAAACATCCTAGCAATTCTTTTTTGAGACATCGCAAGCGGCATAGAATCCCAATACATTTCCTTGCCATACATGAACAGTCGGCAGGATGACCATGTCTCTGACGCCTTCAAAGGCAGACCCACCCGCTCTAGTGTGTCCGCTAGAGACTCCAAAAAGGACGCATGGATCATCCTGACCTCCCTTGGTCCTTTAACACAATGAAGCTTTCCTTGCTCTCGATGATGGGAGGTTAGTCGACTGATGATCACTTGATTATCCCCTTGCCCCATAATTGTGTGTCTCAAGGGGTAGGAGTCTGAGACAAGCTCTAGGAGAATAATGGTGACAATGGTCCATCCTTTTTGTCGGAGCCCTTCGAACCCTCCTTTATGCCCATGCCAAACTCCAGGACCATCTGCCAAATCTGTGTGAGAGGGGTCAACAGACATTTCTAAGGTGTTGTCCGTTAGATAAATGGTGGACTGTTCAAAAATGTCATGAGTTCTTTCAAAGACATTGGTGAAACCAAAAAACTGGTCCATGACACGGAATATGGGGTTAACTAGCTCCGCTCTCATGTTGAGGTTCCACTTTTCAAAATCTATATTTGTGATGATTGGTATCAACAGCTCTGTAATCTCTTTGTCCCCCATGGAGCGGGTTGCATGATAAATTTTCTTAGTCAGCTTGATGGCATCATCAATCATTGTCACTTGTGGAAAGAGGGGCAACATGTGTTCCGCTAGTAATGATTCAGTCAGAACAAAATAGAGCCTGACTTTCATTGTCATCACAGCAAACAATCGAGGTTCCATTTTCATCTCCCTTTCCTTAGGGCAAACCCCTATAATGAGATCATCTGTTGAGAACCCAGCTTCTTGAATCTCTTTGAGAAATGCTCTTGCTGTAGTGTAATTGCTCTTAAGCCAAGCCATGATCACTCGTCTTGACACATACGGTATGCCCTTCCTGTTTGCTACACTAGCAACAACCTCACTTTTAGAAGGGGATACAGCCTTATCTGACAGAAGTGTGGAGAGGTTAAAGTTATCCTCTATATCAACAGTTTTTTCCAGCACAACATAGTCCCAATCAGATAGCCGGTATCTGTGATGTCGCCTGCTAAACATGTGTCCAGAATCTAGTTGATTCCCAAGATATGTTAGCTTGCCACCTGGGTCTAATGAAAACTTGGGCCATAACTTGTGTTTTCTTCGGTAACTAATGAACAGCAGCTCCTTGAACTTCCTTTGGATTTTCGTGATCAAGTCATGATCCATCATCTTCGGGGCCTGTGCTAGTTGCTTGACTTTGGAGATCCCAGCTGTGGTGTCTATGGAGGGGTGGCCCCAGCATCGGTAAAGCCCGAATGCCTGACTGAGTTTGTGAATGTCAAGAGATTCTAGGAAGTGAGTCAGGATGTTTGTGAGGGTCCTGGCCATAGGATACTGGGTAAACACCGAATCCAGCCCTTTGATGGTGCTTTGGAGGAATTTCTTGTTGTCACAATAAGGCTCATTGTGACTGCTGAGCATGACCCCTAGAGTGAGTGGCTCATAGCACTTGATGACTTTGTATGCATCTCTGCCCATATGAGATATGAGAGCGTCTCCCCACCCTAGGATTGTCTTTAGCTCTGCAAAGTTGAGGAGATTCTCAGTGTTTAGGTCTCCGGCAATGATGGATGACAAGATGAGACATGCCCGTTCTGAGATCAAGTTGCCGTACATAAGAAGGGTTTCTCGACCAAAAAACCAACCTGTAAGGGGGGAATGGGGTTGTGAGTGGTCAGGCCCGACTAAGAGAGCATTGAATTTAGAGAGGTACAACTGGTGGTCATCATCTAAAGCTACTCTGTACACGCCTTGATCCAGGTTGATAGGGGTTACCCTGTGATAAAAAGGAGCACTCTTGTCACATGATACCCCCGCCAAGCTGGATGATGTCAGGAATATTATGTACTCCCATAAAGATTGACTCCGCAAGTAGCCTAAGGCAACAGAGTTCTCAGCCAAAGAGGGGATTAGTGTATCCACATCTATAGTCGGGCGGGCGGGTTCTGGGAGGGCTTGGATTTGAAGACTTACAAACTCAAGTCCCTTTTTGGCAATTTCAACCCAGTCGCAGTATTGCCGTTCTTCTTGTGACAATTGGAAACCATTCTGTCCCATAATTGCCAGCACTTTTGCTTGTCCAGTCGCAGGGCATGCCTGCAAGGCTTTAGGGCGTCGACCATCTCTCTCACATGCTGTCAGCAATCTCGTGAGATCCTGTTTGCATTTGTCATATTTGAACTTGTTACAATGTCCCCGCGTTCCTTCTATCACCGCTTGATGAATGAAAGACCGAATCGGGGAGTTAAGGTGGGTGTCCGGGTAGGAGTTATTCCCCCTGGACGTCATGCTGTTGTCTTAGTTTTTCTTAAGTAGACAGACTGCAAGTGCTCATACGGCAACTGCTGAGGACTTGAATGCCCTCCCTTAAAGACTGTGTCTTCGAGGGTGTGGGGCACGGTCCTGTGTTTTACAAGACTTGTGGGTTTTAAGGCAAGAGACAAGCATCTTGGTAGCCAGCACAACCAGTGCGACTGCTGCCAACAATTCTAATAGGCCCTGGAAGATTGGGCCAAAAAATGACCCGAATAGTTGATTAAGAGGACTCATCCACATGGGGGTCACGTCAGGTATCTTGCTGATAATGCCCCCGATATCCAGTGATACCTCAGAGTTATTCCCGGCTGACGTTAAGGTGGTGTGTATGGCATGGTTATAGTCTTGTAACTGTTTAATAGCGTCCCACAGGTCTTGGTGCCCAGTTAGTTCCGCAACTGAGTAGAGAGGAGGATTGGCAAAGATTACTTCCTGTTCAGAGGAACTCAGGGGAGTGAACATGACCGGTCTTGCCAGGGTGATCCCAGTTGACTCTGCGAGATTTATGACATGAGTGCTGTTGAGCGGGTATAAAAACGGGATGTGTGACCCTTTGGTCAAACGTGGGCCCGAAGTGTTGCTGAGCTTCATGGAAGGAGACTCCACATATGCTATGTGGAGTGAGACTCCATCAGAATACTCCACAGGCCAGTTCATACTGTTGTGGGAATTGGTGAGGAATCTATATTTGGTGATGGACTGGCACCTCCAAACTTCCATGAAGCCTCTTATGAACCTTCCAGTCCACATTCTTGATCTTAGGAACATTTGTACAGCAAGCTCCTGGTTGCTATGGGAAAGTGCAAGGCCTAGGTCCCAATCTGATTGAAGCTGGGCACAAAAACCTTTGTTGATATGATAAAGTCGTTCCTGATCTAAAGAGAGTAGATGGTTGAGAGTCCAACCTAATTCAGCAGGACTTAGAGAGGCTGCCTCAAGAGGGTGGACATCCAGAGAGTCAGTACTCCCAGAGGAACTCCCTGTTTGAGGAGGGAGAGGGTGACCATGTTGAGATGACATACACATATGAGGATCACTATGAGGAGAGTGACATCCTAAGGGGGAGGGAATATGTGTCCCAAAGGGTTGACCATAGCTAGCCAAGTAGATATATTTTAACCATTTGTGTAAGGACATTCCTGATATGTTGAAAGAGACTAAATAGCCCTCCATAGACACATAAACACTCCCTGGTTCAATAAAGCGATGAGAGCAATTGTAGATTGGGTTGTATGCGATAGGGGGTGTTTTTTGCGCCAGGGCCATGTGGAATAACAGGTGTGCCTGGTTACAGGACACCATTATAACATTGGACTCTCTCAACAACTGACACGTGCAGGCGAGTCGCTGTGCCAACTGCAGTGGGCATTGCTGTGCATACGCAAATCTCTTTGGATTCCATACCAGCCACCCTTTAGCTGTTGTTCGACAAATTCCGACAGGGGATTGACATGTGGGGATTACAGAGACAGCACTTCGAATTTCTAGTGTTCTGTGATCGACCATCCCGGTGGAATGAATTCTGTATGATATATCTGAATGCACAGTATTAGTTCCTGTCCACTTGCACAGGTAGTCGGGGGGAGAGCCTGATATTAATACTTTACTTGATGCATGATGTGTGGTAAACTGCAAATGGAAATCATGAGGCAACTGGGCCGGGCAGTCTATTTGAGGCATATCAAGCTCCTCTTCCCACTGTGATTTTTCCTGAGCTCCAAAAAAGTAAACAGTGCATTGGCGATAGACTCGAACAGCTTTACATTCAACAAGGGGAAGTAACCATTCTGAGGTGTCTTGTTTAAAAAGAAAAACCCCAGCTGGATACAGTTTGTGAGTGGGGGACGATGTAAATACTTGACACTTTGGTCTTGCAGGTATCGGCACCAGTTGTCCTCTGGAAGCTCCCCCACATTTGATCAAAGGGACCTCCCTTACTCTGACCTCACTAAATAGTGTAACGCTTTCATCATTGTCATTGTCGCGCGGCCGATGAGGCATGACGAGATCTGGAGGAGTGGTTGCCGCTCTGGGGCCATGTAGTGGGGAGGGTGCGTGGTGGGGCGTTGGGGGCATCTGGTTGCTTGGGTTCATGGATGCTCTTGATTGTGATTTGAGTTGAATGATAGGCGGGAAAGGGATGTAGCCAGATGGATTTTTGGTGAGAAATGTGGTTCCATCCTCCTGAATATAGTGAAGTCGCATTGGGGGCATAAAGGATACTGCCACCCCTATCACAATGACTACCATGTGAAGCACCTGGGTAAGAGACATTGTGATGTCTACAAACTCAGTTCGTTGGCTGGTGTCTTACTTTTTCTTAAGTAGCCCATGTTGGTCTGTAAAGAGTTAAAACTTCCATGCCCTGGTGGAGGGGGGCCCTCAGACTTCCGCGTTGGGGGGATGGGAGGATCATGGAGACCAAGAGCCGGGACTTCAGGTCAAACCCCCCCACGGTGATGATATGTGATAATACAGTTGAAGAGGAGTTGTGGGGGATGAGCAAACTGAAACCTTGGATGCATGAAGCCATGATGTGGTTGATCAAACTGCGAACGATTGTCAAATCGAACCGTGTGACAGGGACAAGTGGGGGAAAGGCACAGACATAACATGGAGCTACGAACCTTGTTTCTGAGAAGTCCTGGATTTCAACTCTCCCTTTGTATTTATTACACATGATCCAAGTCTTGAGATATGCTTCCAGTGATCGATCCGTGTCTACCAGCACACAATTGTAGCCTGCCTGAAGAAATGGTTCTGCACACGCTCCTGTACCACAGCATAAGTTGTAGATGGTGTAATTTGAGGGCACTGATGCTGCCTCAAATAGAATTTCCGAGACTCGTGTGGGCACTGCTGCTTGACCTGGGCTCAGGTGTGAGTACGGGTAAGGACGTGAGATTTTTTGGTCAATCCACTCTCCTGGGTGTAACTCAAAGATGAGCAGTTTGCATGTAAACTCTGATTGAAACATTAACTCCTGATTGCCCTGCACCATCATTGGTCTGGAGGACACAGCAGGGCTTGGCAATGTCAGTTGCACTGTGGGAAGGGAAAAGACCAGTACCGCTAGATCTCCCTTTGTGGTATACACCTCCCTCGGGTTTAGCAACACCTCATATGCCTGGTGAGGAATTCTGTTTGAAAATCCCATTACCGCCATACAGCATTCCTCTTTTTCCTGTTTGGTGGTGAGACAGCAGAGGGGATTGCTTAGCTTCCACTCTGGAGGCAAGACGCTGTGCCTCACGATCCACATGCTTTTGTCTTGCTTTTTCTTAAGTAGATTAACGACGCTGTTTGAGTCCTCCGAGGTCAGTGAGGAAGTCCATTGGCTCTTCATAAAGATGCTCCTCCTCCTCTCCCTGGGAACTCCCGGAGGTATCCCCTCTGGGGGAGGTGGGTTCTCTAGAACCCTCGGGGGGGTGAAACCGTGCTACAAGGGAGCGTGCTCTCATATATTCCTGATCAGTGATACGGCCAGGTGGAATATTGAGTGCAGCCAGTGAGGGGGGAGCAGTGGAGGTTTTCACATGGACCTGCCACTTGGTGACAGTCCCATCCTCCGAGGAGAAGGTTCCGTGTGGGGACCACTCAAAAGTGGGTAGCTGTGCCACCCGTGGGTCCCTGGTCATCTTGTAAATCAGGCTAGCAGACATGTTCCAGATCAACTGCCGTCCCATACGAGGCCCTCCATCTGTCATGAGCAGGTGTCGTCCCCTAACAGGATCAAAGGTCAACATATGTATGATTCCTGCAATTGCCGCTCGTACATGATGCTTGAGGTCACCGGAAGAGGGACACCCTGAGGTAATGAGCAATCTTCCCACTATCTTGTCAAGCACAGGCCGGACAAGTGTATGAACCTCAACCTTTCCTTCAATGGAAAGGTAGAGGGTGGGATTGCACTTGGGATGTTTGGACATGCTGTTGTCTTGCTTTTTCTTAAGTAGGAAACCTTAAGCACGTTTCCCAAAATCACGGACAATCCTATCCGCAGTGGCTCTTACCTTCGGCTCTATCATGCTGGCGGGCCCTGTGATCCAGTCTGTCAAATCAAGGTGCTGTGTAAGAGCGCAGGAGGCGAATCTTCTTGCATTGTTTGGGCCCATGATTCTCTCAAACTGTGTGGTAATCCAGTCAATGGAGGAGAGATCTCTTCTTGTGCCTGCAGGTCGTGAATGGGATTGTCCTGAATCACTGGACAGAGTGTCATCGGGGATGAGCTTGTTTGGGTCTGTTGCTTCTGCTTCTTCTTTCTTTCCTACCATTTCCACCACCCCCTGCAGATGTATTAAAACCTCATCATACTTGGTGGTCAAGGCTGCCAGTTCTGAGGTGGTTGCTCGGTACTTTTTTTGTTCATCAATTAAGCATGCACTAAAACTTCTCAAAGTTTTTCCCGCATTCTCCAACAAAGTGACATGGTGTTTGACTGATGAGGTAACTTCACCAACCAGTGGTCCCAGCTGTTCCAGCATCGTTCTGGAGTTCCTCATGTCAATCAGACTCAACATGTCTAAAGCCCCTCGTGCATACTCACATGGGTCTTTAGACAGAGCCAATGCACCTTTGATCTGTTCGCCTGCTCTTGCGGTGAAAAAGGGGTGAGACTTAAGTGCCATCTCCAACTCCTCCAGGATTGCATTGTCGTCCGTGGGGAGCGATTTGTACGGTGGATCCTCTGGAGATTTAGAAGACGCTGCGCTGGAGGCTCCTCCAGAGGTGCCCACTGGCTTGGCTTCCCATTTTGTCGGAAGCGGCAGATTTCCTTTGTTAATCAAATCCCGGGAGGACTCATGAGACGGGCGATCAACACTCACGACTAATGACGGCAGTCCTGATTGTGCAGAGATCTCCTCTCTCTCCTCCTCCATCTTGGATCTACAGTCTGCTAGAAGGGACCCCTCTACGTTCAGGTGATGCACGTTTAATCCCTCGTTGGACATTAACTGGGCCCCTTCTTTACGGAATAGAAGGATTGGGCCGTCTTGAATGGACATGCTATTGTCTTGGTTTTTCTTAAGTAGGTACTGGAAAAAATGGACGGAGTCTTTGGTGGTTGCATTGTGGGATGTGAGGATGTTATTCTGCAGATCCCATTCGAAGGGCAACATCATAAGGATCATGCACAGGCTTAGCCACCCCCACAATCCTCTTGACCAGATCTGAGTCTTCCGTGATTGCTGAGTTCTTGTATTTCTCTGCCCAATAGGCTGCGGCCAACTTTTGGGCCCACTCCTTGTGTTCCGGGGACTTTCGGAGGCAAAACTTCTCCCATACATCGGTGCCCTCGGGTTGAGGCTCTTTGTCTATAAAAAGGGCGGTGAACAGAGAGCACAGCCATGGGTTGTTTACACCTGAGTAGATGCTCAGGTAGTCTGAGTGTAGGCATTTGGCCCATCGCCAGGCTCTGGCATTCTTGTTGTCCCTCATGTATTTCTGTACCATGTCTAGGAGCCTTTCATACTCCGGGTGATGTACATTCCAGTAGAGTTTGGGAATCAGTGAGGACCCTGTCTCCCCTGTTCTCACTAAGGCCCTCAGGTAGCTGTCCGCTAGATAGATTCCCGTGTATTCAAGGCTCATCAAGATCCCGTACCTGAGCACGGCTTGAACATCAACGGAGGGGGTTGGATCAGTCTGGATGTGGACACGCAGAACGGGAACCAGTATAGAACAAAGCATCTGACTCCCAGTGCTGAAGGCGGCTTTGATCTGAGCAATAGCTGCCTGGGTGACAAACTGAATCCCGCAGGAAGGAAAGGTCCGTCCTCGATACAGGTCCCGATAGCGCCCATAGAAGCCCCCTTTGGTTGTTCCACCTGAACCTCCTGTTGGTTGGATTTCCTGACCCATGTTGCGGATTATGGTAACCTCCTGTGAGGCTACAGATCTCATCAGGCAAAAACTCATGAAGCAGCCAAACTCGACTCTGTCTGCAACAGAGGCGTCCGAGTACCATTTCATGTAGGGACCCAGTGAGTCCTTCGTTACTGCGGTGGACTTTGAAATGTAGTAAGCGGCAAGCATTTGCTCTTGTCTTTTTACAGCCTCCTCATCTGGAGGAGCAGCCGTAGTCCTGTCTCCTGTTTTTGCTTTGAAAGTTGATATCAACTTCTCTGCTATCGCATTGAGTTCCGGGGCGAGCTCTTTGCTCAACAAGTGCTTCTTGAGGATGAATAACAAGTTGTCATCAACCCTGCTGGTCGGGTTGGTGACATGAGATGCTAGCAGCAGGACCGCTTCTGGGAGATTGACGGGAACCGGACTGATTAGTTCTCCGACTGCATAATCGAAGAGCTGGCTTAATTGTGCTTCATTCAACGCAATGAGAGGGGTTACAGGAATGGCGTCCAGCTCTTTGTCTTCCCATTGCTTGGACTCCCCTGTGGCGGTGACAGTGGTGTCAGCTTGTCCAGCCCTGAAAGCCCCTAGAATTTGGGTGGCTTTCTGGGATGGATCCATGCTGTTGTCTTACTGGTTCTTTTTTATCACTCGATTGGTCTTTTGGTGTCCTTATAATTCTATAAAATAGATACCATTGCAAAACACGAATTCTTTGTAGTCA